GTCATAGTCAGCCCAATGAAGTTGCTTGATGAAGTCGTGCATAGTGAGGATGTGCTTTTCCCGCATCTGCGCCGTCGTGCGTTCAACGGGGAGGAAGTTGCGTAGTCGCGATGCAAGGTAAATAGCCAAACTCGCGCGGCTGATATGTGGCGGATTGCTCCCCACTTGACATGCCGCTTCCATGAGGCATGGGAGGATTTTGATGCTCCCCATGCTCACCGTCTCAAAGTCAACAGGCTCACCCGTGACTTTGAATTGGCTTTCTCGCACTTCCTTGACAGGAAGGTGAACTCCCTTCTCTCCATAGAAGTAAGCGGTGTTGCGCGGCTTTTGAGCCAATTCGCAAATCTCATCCCATGACAAAGTAAGCAACTCTTCACTTGTTAGCGGGATACTCCATCGGAGAACATGTTGCTTGGCGTTGTAGGAGTTGGGGACACGGATGATTCGCGCCATGTCAAACGGCACAGTCGGGTCCATGCAGTAGAGTTCCATGTCCTTCTTCCATTTGTTGATGACCTTCTTACCTGCCGCTTTGATGTGAGAAACTTGCGCGCCGCTGGATGGCAGGTGAGTCTTCTCAAGGGAAATCCAAATGTGAAATCCGTTGCCGCTGAACCATACACCGTGATTGATGTTCTCGTCAAGTAGATAGCGTTGGAGGCGGCGGACCTGTTCAACAACCTCGTCGCCCTCAACCTCAACCATGTTGCTTCCTTCGCGATACTTCTTGTCAAAGTCCAGCACGAAGTGCTTTACAATAGCGGTGTTGTATTCCGCGCGGCGACCGTTTGGCTTCACGGCTCGGAAGCCATAGACTGACATGTAGGCGCATTGTGAGTTTTGTAGCGATGACCAATACCGTTCAAACTCCGCGTTGTCGTGGATGATTTTTCGGAACAGGCCAACTTCTTTTGGGAAATCAAAGTGGAGTGGATTCATTTTCAAACCTCATTTCAGCAGTAATAGCAAACTCAAGCATTTGGTCAATGCAGTTGAAACAGGCAGTGCGCTTCGCATGACGCATGCCGCTTCCTTCCTTTCCGCACAATTCGCACTTCTTCATTCGCTCACCTGTATTGCATATTTTGGACACAACTCAATCATTGAGCAGTAGGAACACTTGAAGTCATCCTTTGTTGGAGGGAAGTGGTTGTTGAGATACATGGTGATGAGGTCCTTAACGCGCTTCATCATCGCCCGTTCGCTGACGGGCTTGACTTGCTCGCTGTGCCAATAATCCGCGGCGGAGTATCGCCACCCCCAATGCGTAACGGGACGATTGATTCCGCGCTCTTTCAAATAATCGGGGTCTGCATTGTCAATCAAAAACTTGTAGTAGGCCATTTCCTTCCTCATCTCTGTGGTCTTTGCATCCTTCCATTTGCCGGTCTTCAACTCAAAAAGCAAAAGACCCCCATCGGTTGCTTCAAACACTCGGTCAATGATGCCGACGAACTGAATGGGGATTGTGCCGTAGCCTTCAATGTCCATGTCTTTGCGAATCTCAAGACGAACCTCATTCGCTAACGGTAGTGGTGTTTTGGAAAGTCGCATTCGCGCGTTTTCATATTCCATTAACCAATTCATGTTGTAGTAGTATTCGTCGTGATAGAACGGAAAGTCTTTGTTTTCCGCGCGGCGGTTTTCAATAATAGTTTTCTCGGTGGGAATGTATTTTTTGAGAAACGAAGTCATGTCAACTCCGGACTCAACCATTTTATGAAATGCACCCGAACCTTCAATCGCTTGGTAGAACAAATCAAGACCGTTGTGAACATCATCACCGACAACGAGGTGCTTGACCAATTCCTGTGGGCGCGGATAGTTTTGCTCAAGCCACATCTGCTGAACACACCAGTCAATTGAACCAGCGGTAGATTTGCTGATTCGGATAACGATACCGTCTTCACCCATTTCGGGTGTCCAAGCGTAGGACGAGCCGTCATCGTAAATGCGACTCATTGAAATGCGCCTCCGGGTGTATTATCTCGGTCCATGTCAATGTGCATTCGCTTCAAAGCGTGAGCCTTTGAACGCTTCATTGAATCAATGTCAATGGTGTAGAGGTCTTCATCCAACTGGAAGGTTTGAATCTCAATGATGGTAGCGGATGGAACAAGGAGGTAATCATTGTCGGGTCGCTTCACTCCAATGTAGTCTTGTAGTAGCGCATCACCAAACAGCAATTCACCTTCTGCTTCGCGCACTTTTTTTGTGCCGGTTTCAAAGTAAACGATTTTCGCAATCACTTGAACTCCCCCGTTGATGGGTCAAATGATTTCCTCACCCAATCACGAGGATGTGGGATGCGCATTCGTTTTTTGAACTCTTCCGCGGTTATGACATAATCGCTGTCGGGTCGTTGTGGTCGCGGAACAGGGATTTGGTCATCGGGGAAGCGGTTGTTCCACATGGTGATGAGGTCCTCAACTTTGTTCGCCATGTTCAAAGCATGGTCAAGGTCGTCGTTCACTTTGTTAAGCGCATCCTCAAGTTCGGACACTTTCTCTTCAAGTTCTGCTATTTTTTCTTCGTTTTTGTCGGTCATTTTTCTCACCAATATGTTGCGGGTCGGGGGGTTCCGATTGCGGCTTCAAGGTCCCAACCCAAGACCTCAAAAATGCCGGAGATTTTCTTCTCAATTGATTTGTTTAAAATGGTTTTGGCGTCCAATTCAAAGCCCTCAAGTTCAGCAGGTTCACGGTAAGCAACCACTTGGGTTGCTGGCAAACCATTCGGAACGGCTGAAACATAGGTCCATTGAACGGAGTCGCCCGATACAAACGGGTCGCCATCCGCCATGTGTTGGTTGTAGTAGTGCGCGGCCTTTGATGCACCGGAGAGCGTCTTGTAGTCTTCCGGATTCGCGCTGATTCTTGTTGATTGCGTCACGGTCTTCAAGTCCATTTCACCTCGGCGCACAGGAAGAGCCATATCAAGAACGGCGGCTCGCACATCGGCTTCGGATGCACCGTCGCACACGAGGTCAAGCACCGTCCCTTCGGCTTGTTTGCTGATGGGAGCAAGACTGCTACCTTTCATGAAGTTCGCCGTCTTCATTTTACCAGCGTCTTCGGTAGGATAGGCAACCTTTCCCGCGTAGCGGTTCTTACCAGCCAACAACCAATACGGCATGTAAGCCTCAAGTTCAGCAACCAATTTCTCATTGCCCGTCGTAGACTGCACGACATCTGTGATACGCGCGGCCAATGCTTCGGCTTCCTCAAGCGGCACTTGAATAAAAGCGGAGTCGGTGAAACCGTAGAGAACATTGTAGCCCATGTTGGTCGCCACCGTGTCAAGCAAAGCGATGCAACGCCGTCCTTCGGAAAGGATGGTTTCAGCGATGTCAAGGTCAGCCCAGCCAAACCCAACACTCGCCGTTGCACCATAGAGGCTCGCCATGACGCGCTTGACTGCGGCCTGTGTGGTGTTCCAAGCGGCACGAATCTCTTTGGTTTCTGCTTCGCGCATGCGTTGTTTGCACAACGCTCGGTATTCAAACAGGTCGTCAACAACTTGAGGAAGAACGCCTTTGGTTTCTTGGTCCCAAAAGGTTCCGTTTTCCATCTCAAGGATGCCGGGGCCGGGGCCATCTCGCTTCGTTGTCCAGCACAAGTTGAAACCGGTCATGAGTGAGGGATACAGCCCCTTGTAGTCAACAACAGCAACGCCTTCATAGAGGCCGTTCTCTTTGATGATGAACTCCGCTCCTTGAATGTCGGGCTTTTGCACATTGATGCGAGAAGGTGCAATCAAGTGGGTCTTGCGCCCAAGCAAACCACGCATGAAGTTTGACACATTGGTTGATGATTGGATAGACACACCACAAAGGCGCACCATCTCAACGAAGAAGTCCGTAACATTGCGCGCTTCATCAATCCCACGAAGGAGAACGGTGTCAAGCAAACAGTAGTCAACGAACTCGGACCAATACTCATACCAGCCATTGTGAACATCCATCCCCTCAATCTCTTCGGTAAGTTTTGAACCAAGCCCAAGCGTTTCAGCGATGGTGTTCAACTTACGGTTGGGGAGTTGTCCACCACCGCTGTCTTTCCATACGCGCTCAAATCCTGTGCCGGATTGTGCAGGAGCCGCGGTGTCAAATTGCCAACGGCCAGCGATGGGTTGGTCGTCAAAGTGGTATCGCTCACCCTTCTTGGGGTATCGGATGATGCCGAGTGGACTCAACCTATGCGAGCCACCATGACCGTAGATGTGGTCAAGGCGTTCAATCATGTGAGGGATGTCAAAGAAGGTTCCCGCGTGAGCAATCATCATGTCGGGGTTGCGTGCATGAAGGAACTCAAGGAATCCATCATACATTGCTTTCTCCGAATCAAAAAGGCGCAGTCTGTATTCTTCATCACGAACTTTGCGTCGCTTGGTGACGCTTTCGGGCGGGGTTTCGTAAGGACAATTGGTGCGTTCATCAGCCCAAGCGAAGACAACGGGGAGGTCCATGTCGGAGTCAATGACGGCAATGACGGTCGTGAAGTTGTCGTCGCCGGTATTGCACTCAATGTCATACCACCATTTGCGCGGCTTCCACTTCGGCATCTCAGTGATGTTCTCAACCAAGTATTGGTCAACGAAGCGCATGTCTCCTTCGTAGGAACGGCTGAACATGTTTCGCATGGCGGCGATGTCGTAGGGGTTGTCAGTCTCAACACGCCAAAGCGTAGCACCGTCAAGCCCCTCGTAGGTCTTGTCCTTCAACAATTCAGCAGTAGGGAACGAGCGAAGCATTTGATTGATTCGGAACTCCGGTGTTGATGTAGGGATGAACATGTGAGGCTTGTAGTCGGTAACAAGATTTTCAATCAGCGCGCCCTTATCATCACGGTATCGGGTGTAGATTGTCGGTGGTCGGTCGTCGTGGTAGATAGCGTCAGCAATCATTGGTCCAACTCCTTCGGCCATGTCACCATACGGTAGCATTCCTTGCATAGTTTGTCGTAGTCATCTCGTGAGTCGCAGTCTTCACCGTTGCACATTAAACATTCTTCGGTCATTGGTCTACCCCCTCTTGGTGTTTGAGGATAAGCGTGCATGCAAGTTCAGCGTGAACAATAACAAGCGCGCTTTTGTTTCCCATGTGAAAGATGGCGGGTCCGGATGGCATGAGGTCCAACAATTTCGGGAAGTGAGGTCCGAAGACTGTTTCACATGTCCCGTTGTAATCGGTGTCAACATCGCATTGTCGGGTCATACGCGCGCCACGGTTTGTTCCAGCGGCGATTGTCATTTCACCATCAGCCACACAAACCTTGACAGGAGCATCCTTTCCAATGACTTTGGTAAGAGCGGTCATCCCACGAATTGCACCAATGGTCAGCGTCCCATGACATTCCAAATCCGCGCGACCAAGTTTGGTCCAATTGTTCTGTGCGGCATCGCGAACGGCTATCTCGGCTCGGTCTACGGTGGTGTGCGACATGATGTAATCGGAAGTTGGTGTGCTGAACTCGTTGTTACCGTTCTTCAATGTCAGCGTGTTGCCGACATGCCGGATGGTTGTGTAGTCTTCATCGCATGCTTTGAGAAACGCGCCGACTTTGTGAACATCGGGGATGTAGATAATACCTGCTCGGTAGTCGTCTTCCACCCCATGAACGCCGATGGTCTTGGTGAAGAAATGCGTCGCTGTATCCACGGATGCTTTGAGTCGCAGGTCAGCGAGGGTGCAACGAAGGTCGTTGACACCTTCCCCAAACCCTGTCACGAAAGCCCAAAGTGAATCGTTGTTGAAGGTCCCTTGAACAAGGCTCACTGAATCATCTCCCCCGTCAATGTGAAGTGGATGGTTTGACAAGTGTGGCAAATTGGCAACTCCGTGTTCGTGCCGACAGGTTCGTAGTTTCCTTTGGAACCGCAAAGTCGCGCGCTCTTTTTTCCTTTGATGTGTCTTACTTCATTTTCGTTCATTCGGTCATCTCCTTGACAAATCGTAGACAGATGCAGTCGTGGAACATAATGTATTCCTCCTTCGTTGTAGGGTGAAGGAGGCGTTCTTGAACTGCACCTGTTCCGTTGCATTGATTGCACTTCGGTTCGGGTTTCATGACCCACTTTTGAAAGACGCAATCGCATGGGTAATTGTAAAACTCAACATCAACGCATTCGCCTTCGTAGTTGCGGAGAGGTCGTTCCATCACCACCTCACCCGACCCAGCACAAACGGGGCAGGTCGGGTTCGGCAGGTATGGATGGTCTTCTTCGCTACGCGCGGTGGCGTTGTTGTGTGCGGGAGTCCCGGTGCGTTTCCAACTCAAATCTCGCCCTCCCGAAGTTCCGGAAGACCGAACCATTCGGGGGACGCGTTCTGCTTCGTGACCATGATGGTCCGTCGCTGGTCAAGAAGTTCGGGGTTCGTCTTGCACTTGACGAACTCAACTTCGTATCGCGTTTCTCCCGTAGGTGAGCCGTCTTCACCGCGCACCTTTTTCTTGTGGAAGTAAATGATTTGGTTGAGGTAGTTGGCGGTGTGCTTTTCCCAAGAAGGCTTCTTTCCAGTGATGACACCAGCCTTGTCCATGAGGTCGGTGAAGTGAGTCTCAAAGTAGACGCGGACTCCAAGCGACATCAAGGTGCGAGCGATGGTAGTGAGTTGGTGGAAACGCGTTGAGCGAATCTGCCAATTAAACCGCATGCCGACCTGCTCATGAGGTTTGACTTTGGCTCCGATGCCATCGGGTGCTGTCCCCAAGTCTTCAATGAACATGCAATTCTTTGCAACTTCATCCCACAGGTCAACTGCGGAAAAGAGAACGGAGTGGAGGCGTGGTTTGTCGCCGGGGTTTGCGGCCCAGTCAACAAGCGTCTGTCCAATTTTCATAACCCGACGATGGGTCGCTGGGTAGTCGTTTGCTTCACGAGTCTCTCCGTCTTCGTCAAATGTTTGGAACATGACATTCGGGTTGAGACACCGGATGTTGTTGGCAAACTCACGGTGATGGGTCACGCGTGTCGTCTGTCCGCCACCGTCAAAGTCAAGCACAAAGATGACATCTCCGCGTTTCTTTTCTTCCTCGGTCATGCTGTCCAAAACAATGCCCGTCTTACCAACACCTTCCGGTCCGACAAGTCCGCACAAAATCATGCTGTTGGGGACGGTTTCACCCGCGCTGACAATCTCATCCCACACGGATGCGGCGATGGGTTTGCTTCGCGGGGGCGAGGTTACAAGCGTCTGTCCAATTTCGTTCTCTTCAACCGAAGCAACCGGAACGGTTTCGCCGGTGGTTGGGTCAAAGGTTTTCGTGGCTTCTGTTTTCAAATCGTTGAGGTTTGGCATGTTTTTCACTCTCCATATTGCGTTGTTGATGTGTCGCCGCCTTCACCTGCAGGGATGGCGAGGCGTGGGACTGCGAAGACGCCGAGGGTCTTGATGGCAGGTAGTGGTCCATCATCGGTTACGCGCACGCTCAATCGTCCAAAGACGATGACCGTGGACTTCACAGCGTAGGGCTTCCAACCTTCTTCGGTTGCGTAGTCAAATGGATGGCCGAGGTCGCCGAGCAATCCGTGGATGTAGCAAGGCAGGTTTTGGCGCATTCCACCGCTGAAGGTGCGCATGAGGTCAAAGGATGAAACGCTCATGGAGTAATCATGACCCGTCGGGTCCCACTCAGTATCGCGTGCTTCCTTTCGCATGTCGCTC